AACATCGAGCCGATGCCGGTGAGCAGCCATGAAGACGAGATGCCGCAGTCTTTGATGAGCGGCACGAGCCAACCGACTTCGAAGAAGCCGCGACCAATGTCTTTGCGTTGAGCGTAAAAATGTCTCTTGTCTATGTCGTTCATGTCGCAGAACGAATTGACGCTCTTGATGCGCTTGTTCTCAATCGCTGCATCGAACGCAGTGAAGAAGCGTTGCATTATCGAGAGCGTGTTGTCTGAATAGTTTCTTCTTCGGCTCATATCTTACTTTTTTGAAATTAGTTTCTCATATCGTTTCACATACTTCTCTCGAACTGTCTCTGACAAGTCGTGTTTCAGATAGTTCTCGATGTACGATGTTTCAAGCTCGTTGTTTTTGAGCTTATGGTGAAGCACAATGATTCTCTCATACGCATACGCGAACGCAGTGAACACGTTGTTCACGCACGATTCGCCGAGTTGAATCGCAGTAGCATATTCAGTGACGGCAGCTTCGAGACTTCCGTCCTTCTCGAACTGCATCGCATTAAGACGATGTGTCGATACATCGTTATATTCTCTCTCTCGAAGCTCATACTTACGTTTGTTCTCTTCTATCTCGTCAAAGACAGACGCACGAACTTCGATTACATTGCTATCATTGAGCAGACAGCGAGTGAGTGCAATTTGCACATCTTCGGGCAAGAACAGTCCGTTGTGGTATTCGACAGTTCTGTATATGTCGAATCTCGACACATTCACTTTTTCGCTTCTCATGTGTGTGTGTTTTTATGTTGTTAAACATCTTTCTGCATTCGCTCTATAATCGCGAGCAGTCTGTCAATTTGCTCGTCTCTCTTGTTGATGAGCTGCATCAAATCAGTGCATGAAGTCTTGTTGACAGTGTTGTTCGTGCCGCTGATATTATCACCGTTTTGGTTATTCTGATGAACTACACTCGGAGAAGACATCATATCTCCCTCGGCAGTTAAGAGCCATGACGCGGACAGTCCGAACTCTTCCGCCCAACGTTGAGCAGTCTTCTTTCCGAACGCTTTCTTTCCGGTCAGCAGCGCATTGACATACGGTTGCTGCACATCGAATCGGGCAGCGACATCTTCTTGCGTCAATCCTTGCTCACGAAAGAACTCTTGCAGTTTCTCTCGCATAATGTCAAATTTTTCAGTTTCCATACTTTGTTGATTTTCAATTAGTTATTACGTTGAAGAAAAAATATATCCAAAAAAGTTATAGAAAAATTTTTTTTATTGCCAAAATGGTTATATCTTTGCAGAGCAATCAGAAAAATAATTGCGAAAGCAAAGTATAAAGATTGCGCAAAGATATAAAAATAACGCTTAACAAGCAATAAAATCAACGCAATATGACGAAGCAAGAATTTGAAGCAAGAGTAAAGAAGTCAGTTTCAGACAAAGAATTTGACTTTGCAAACGAAGTTTACATGAACTCCGGTGACATGGACAAAGACGCATTTTGCGCCGAGTTCCCGAAAGTAAGCAACACTCAAATCGTTGCTGAACTCAACGAATCAGTCAAGTCGAAAGACGAGTACATCAAGCAGCTCAAAGCGCAAATCGCAGAGCAAGCAGAAGCGCATGAGAAGAAGATGAAGCTCTTCATCGACAAGCTCATCGCGATGACAGACAGAGACGTGACAATCACACAAGTCGGTCTTGCTGATGAAATCATCGAGCTTGTCGGCGCAAAGCATTACTTGAAGCGCAAAGCAGAGATGAATTGCACATATCTCGACATCGATTATAAACACATTTCAGAAGTGTTGAGTGATAATGAATAATCAACCGCAGGAAGATGAGAGCGGTGAGCGAAACAGCCGCTCTCATCGACTGCACAACATCAATACAGATATGCAAAAAGAAATGACATTCGTTGCTCTCTATCGAGAAGCAAAAAACAGACCCACACCGGCGCAAGAGTTCATCGAAAAAGTTGCAGCTCTGACAAAGAAAACGCCGCAGACCGTTCGTCAATGGATTTACGGTCAACAGATACCCGATGAGCTGACACAGAGCATCATCGCCAATCACTTCAATGTTCCACTCGCAACGCTCTTCTCAAAAGTCGAGCTTGCAGAAAAATAACAAGACTATGAACGACAAGAGTATTTCAAAGAGCGTCAAGAGCGCGTTGCTGAATTGGCGCAATTACATCATCATTCCGCTCTGCACTGTTGGTTTCTTCGGACTGTTCAGCGAGCCGACAAGCGACAGCAATTTCGTTTGGACAATGCAGTTCATCATCTCGAAGTCAATCGGCTTCGGTGCTTGTTACGCAGTTTACAAGCTCGTTACTTATTGGGAAAAGCGCGGAGAGCTTCACTTTGATGAACTCGATGACGAAGACTTTTTTGAATAACGCATCACACAGCATCAGATTATGAGTATTGAAGAACGCTTATCAAGAATCGAGCGACTGATGATTATTTCAATGAAATCAGTCCTCACAACGAAAGAAGTCGCGTTGATGCTCGATTTGTCAGAAGACAGAGTTCGACATCTGACGAGCGCGAGAGACATTCCGCATTACAGACAGGGCAACAAAGTTTATTTCAAGAAGTCTGAAATTGAAGAATGGCAGCTCGAACGCAGAGTTCAGACGAACGCCGAAATCAACGCGAAAGCAGCGACATACGCAACGATTAACAGATAATATTCAACACATAAAGAATCAACGCAATGAAGAAAATCATCGTGAAAGAAATTCGCCTTTTGAACTTCAAAGGCATCAGAGATTTGAGCATCAAGTTCGATGCGAATCTCACTGAAATCTCCGGCAAGAACGGTGTCGGAAAGTCAACAATCTTCGATGCTTTCTGTTGGCTCTTGTTCGGTAAGAACGCAGCCGACAAGAAAGACTTCTCGCTGAAAACGACAGACGAATCAGGTATCGCAATTCCGAGACTGCCGCACGAGGTCGAAGCCGTCATCAGTGTCAACTCGACAGACATCACGCTGAAACGATGCTTCTCGGAGAAGTGGACGAAGAAGCGCGGCGAAGCAGTCGAGCAGTTCAGCGGACACACCGAGGAACGCTTCTTCAACGATGTGCCATGCAGCGCGTCAGAGTACGATGCAAAAGTCAAAGACATCTGTACCGAAGAAGTCTTCAAGTTCATCACGAATCCGAACTATTTCCCGACACGCAAAGAAGACGTGCAACGCAAGCTCTTGTTCGACATGGTCGGCGGCGTGTCTGACGCAGACATCGCTCGTGACAACGAAGACTTCACAGCGTTACTCGATGCTCTCACCGGCAAGACAATGGAAGAGTACAAGAAAGAAATCGCATCGAAGAAACGCAGAGTGAAAGCAGAAGTCGAAGCGATACCCGAGCGCATCGATGAGAGAAAGCGCGACATCACACAGACAGCAGAAGACACAACTTCTGACGAGCGCGAACTTTCAGAGAAGAAAGCAGCTCTCGCGAATGTCGAAGCACAAATCGCTGATTCATCGAAGTCGTATCAAGCGGCAAGCGATGCGCGTCTTCAAGTCATCAGAGAGATTCAGCAGCTCAAAGAGCAGAAGATGAAGCGCGAATCTGCAATCGTCTTCGATGTTCAGACAGAGTATCGCAACGCGATGAGAGCAAAGCGCGACATCGAAGAGGAAATCGACAGAGAGCAGAAAGCAGTCACTCGCAACATCGACACTCTCGCGAGACTGCAAGAGACACTCGGCAGCTACAAGACAGAGCGCGAATCGTTGCTCACAGAGTGGAAGCGCATCAAAGCTGCAATCGAAGCAGCAGACGCGCCGATGAACGAGCAGATGTTCATTTGTCCGACTTGCGGTCGCCGTTACGAACTCGATGAGATTGAAGAGAAACGCAAGCTCATCACTGAACGTTATCTCGACAATCTGTTGTCAGAGAAGACGCAGAATCAAGAGACCGGCATCGCACTCAAAGCAAAGATTCAGCAGACAGACGCGAACATCGTGTCTCTCTCATCTGACATTGCTGCACGCAAGAAGAAGATTGAAGAGCTGAAAGCAGACAAGCGTCTGACAGTATCTATCACAGAGCCGGACGGACGCAGCGAGATTGCATCTGATGAGCAGCTCAAACAACTCTCTGACGCAATCGCAGAGCTGCAACAGAAAGCAGACGCGCCGGTCGAAGCACGCGACCAATCAGAGCTTCTCGAAGCAAAGCGCGTTCTCTCTGACGCAATCGCAGAGCTGCAACAGAACATCTCGAAGCAGCAGCGCATCGCAGAAGACAACGAGAAGAACAACAAGCGCATCGCAGAACTCGAACATCAGTTGCGTCAGCAGAGTGAAGAACTCGCGCAACTCGAAAAGATTGAATTCACGATTCAGTCATTCTCGAAAGCTCGCACTCGCGCGATTGAAGACAAAATCAACGCGTTGTTCTCGTTCGTTCGCTTCAAGCTCTTCGACACACAGATTAACGGCGCGGAGATTGAGTGCTGCATTCCGATGATTGACGGCGTGCCATACGCAGACGCGAACACAGCAGGACGCATCAACGCCGGTCTCGACATCATCAACGCAATCAGCAAAGCGCAAGAAATCGCTGCACCGATATTCATTGACGGTGCCGAGAGTATCAACAAGCTCTTGCAGACGCAGAGCCAAGTCGTTACGCTGACAGTAACGCTCGAAGACAAGCTCAACGTTCGTGTCGGCGGCGCATCAGCAACAGAGCAAAGTCTTTTCAATTAACAATATGTATAACAATTAAATCAACGCAATCATGCAAGAAAATCAAGCAGCAACATCAGCAGTTGCAAAGCAGCAGAAGCCGGTTGATATGCTCAAAACAGTTATCAACGCTCCGTCAGTACAAGACCAATTCAAGAACGCTCTCGGTGAGCATAAAGATGCTTTCGTTGCATCGCTCATCGACCTCTACACCGGCGACAAAGCGTTGCAGACGTGCAAGCCGGCACAGCTCGTTGCAGAAGCATTGAGAGCAGCGACATTGAGATTGCCGCTCAACAAAGCTCTCGGTTTCGCTTACATCGTTGTTTACAACAACAACGTGAAATCGACAGACCCACAGACCGGACGTGACGTGTGGACGAAAGTCCCGACACCTACGTTCATTCCCGGCTACAAGGGTTACATTCAGCTCGCGATGCGCACCGGACAGTATCGCACAATCAACGCCGACATCGTGTATGAGGGCGAGTTGCGAAAAGTCAACAAGCTCACCGGCGAAATCGCTTTTGACGGCGAGAAGAAGTCTGACAAAGTTGTCGGTTACTTCTGTTACTTCGAGCTTCTCAACGGTTTCTCGAAGACGCTCTATGTCTCTGTTGCTGACATGGCAGCATACGCAAAGCGTTATTCGCCGAGCGTGAAGAAGACAACGACAGTCGAGCAGCTCATCGAGAAAGCGAACGATGGCATCGTGTCAAAGACAGTCGGTTGGGAGGGAAACTTCAACGACATGGCGATGAAGACAACGATTCGCCGCTTGCTCTCGAAGTATGGCTATCTCTCTGTTGAGATGCAGAACGCAATGTCGAAAGACGTTGAAGAAAGCGACTTCTCACAGCGCAACGACTTAATCGCAGAGAACGCGAACCGTCAGACAATCGACCTCGATGAAGCTGACGCGTATGAAGTCGTTGACACAGAGACCGGCGAAGTGAAGACGCAGCCGAAAGAGACAGTTCAGCAGACAGAAGACGAACCGTATTAAATCACTCACAAACTGATATATTGGAATGAAACTTATCGTTATCGGCTCATCGAGCAAAGGAAATTGTTATCTGTTGAAGTCTTCGACCGGCGAAACGCTCATCGTTGAAGCAGGTGTAAAGATGCAGCTCGTCAAGCAAGCTCTCTCATGGCAGCTCAACAACGTTGTCGGTTGCGTCTGCACACACAGACACAACGACCATTCCAAGTATATCGGCGACATGATGAACAGCGGCATCAGAACGCTCGCTCTCGCAGACGTTTTCGAAGCTCACAATCTCGCTCAACATCATTTTGCAAAGACGATTGAACCGATGCACGGTTACATCATCGGCACGTTCAAAGTGTTCGTGCTTTCAGTGTGCCATGACGTGCCGTGTGTCGGATTCATCATCTCGCATGACGAAATGGGAAAGCTCTTGTTCTTGACAGACACGATGATGTTCGAGTACAAGTTTCCGAAGTCAATCAATCACGTCATGATTGAAGCGAATTATGCTGACGAGATACTGCAAGAGAACATCGACAACGGCATCATGCCGGTCGCGATGCGCGAACGTCTCTTGAACTCTCACATGGAGTTGCGAACGACTGCCGAGATTCTCCGTGTCAACGATACGACAGACGTTGTGAACGTGATTCTGTTGCATCTAAGCGACAGAAACAGTGACGCTGATATGTTTCAGCACTTCATCGAGAAAAGCGCGAGGAAAACGACTTATGTCGCTCGCAGCGGTCTCGAAGTTGAACTCTCTCAAAATCCGTACTGATATGCGTAACGTGCCGAATCATATAATCGCAACGCTCGCGAGATGTTTGCCGTTGATACTGCAACACATCGACAAAGAAGCGATGAACAAGAATCTTCGACTATGTAACGCAGTCAGACAAGTGAAACAGTTATTACCAAGAATCAATAAAATCGATAAGACAAATGAACAATCAAGATAATAGCTCGACTAAGATGATGCAGCCGACAATCGAGCAAGTGCGAGCAGCTTACGCACAAGCCGGCACGAACGAAGACATCAAGACGCTCTTGCGCACGCTTTATGGCGATGCAGTCGAAGAACCGAAAGACGAACGACCAATCACAGAGCGCATCAAGACGTTCGAAGACGCATACAACGCTCTCGGTGCAGACAATCCGTTGTGTCGCGCATACGACTTCATGCCGTGCGAGGAAGACAGCGAGAACGACATCATCGATGTGATTGCTTACTACAAGTTGAGAATCATCGTTGCAGCTCTCAACGAGGGTTGGAAGCCGCAGTTCACAGAAGACGAGTGGCGTTATTATCCGTACTTCTATCTCTATACACAAGAAGAGTACGACAACTTCGATGAAGAGCAGAAAGCAGCTTGTGTCCTGTTCGGCGGTGATGCGTCTAACGGCGCGCGTTGCGGTTTTGCGTGTGCGCTTTCGACTTACGCGCCCTCGTCTGCGAATTCGGTTATCGGGTCTCGCCTTTGCTTCAAGACATCAGAGCTTGCAGTGTACGCCGGCAGACAGTTCACGAAGATTTACTTTGACTATCTGATGAGATGAACGGTTGGATTAAGATAAGTCGAGAGTTGTCAAATCATTGGTTGTGGCAAGATGCAAACCGTCTTAAATGGTGGCTTGACCTCATTTTCATGGCTGCATGGGAAGACCGAAAGCAAATTGTCAACTCTCGTCTTATCGAAATCAAGCGCGGTCAACTGTTGGGTTCAATCCCATTTCTCGCCG